TATATCTGTAATATTTTCTGTAAGAGTAATAGATCCTGTGTTGCCATTATCCATATCTATAGCAATAACACCTGATGAGCTTGTTACTGCTACATCAATTTCTGAGTAATCTTGTAAAGCTACTGAGGTTACTGTTGAATCTAAATTAACTGTGACTGTTCCAGAAGTTCCACCCCCATTTAGGTTAGTTCCTGCTGTTACTCCCTCAATATCTCCTGCTTCTGCCCCTATCCAAGCTGAGCCATTCCATGCTTTAAGCTGATCAACTGATTTATCATAAAATATAGTTCCCTCAACTTTATTTGTTAAAGCTGCATTAGCTGCTGTTTCATCATCATAAATAAAAACTATTGAATCCTGAATGTCTTGAAACCTAGCTTCTGTTACTAGATCTCCTGTTGTCCAATCAAACCATGCACCTGCTGCCATGTATTATCTCCTTAATTTCAATTTAAGTATAACTTAAATTAGTATCAATTCCTAACTTGTTTATACCTAGTATCCAAGCACCTGTAGCAGCAGGACTTAACCCTATCTGCCAATTCCAAGTCTTGTTTCTAGCATCTACTGTATGTTTTATTCTCTCTATAAATAGATCATAAGTTTCTGTTGTAGAAGCTGTAGTGGTAACACTTGCCTCAACAAAGCTACCTAAATCTAATCCTAGTGCTTTACTCCACAAACTAACATTTTCTCTAGGTGTAAAAGATAAAGATTCAATTATTGTCTGTGGAATGTCATTAGCCACAACAATCTGCTCTGCAATAGATAAAGCATCAGAATCCTGTGTATTTAAAGTTCCAGACTGTGTTAAAACATTAGAGCCAAATCTCTCTACTGAATCAGAACTTATTGCAACTTGTGTTGTACCACCTGATCTTGTTCTCTGTACAGTATTTATAATCTTGTCATCATCATAAGAGGTAACAATATCAACATAGTTCAACTGCCCTACACCCTGCCCAAAAGAGGCTTCTGGTGTTGTTGTGTTGGTTAATCTATAGTTTCTATCTCTAAAAGTTGCATCTCCATTAGCACCTATAAAAAATGTTCCATTCTCTGCTAGTTCCACAGCTCTTAAAGCTGCTAATAAAGTATCTGTTTCTGATTGTACTTGAACTTCTAGTTGTCCTGTAGATATTGCTTGATTGCTATATCCAAAGCTATCAAGTATGTTTTTAACCCTTACAGAGCTTAATTCTTGTGCTTGAGTAAGTGTAAGCCTAGTTGTAGTACCTAGTTTAGAAATACCTAACTGCCACCCTAAGCCATCTAATGTAGCATTGTTAAGCAGTTTGAAAGCATCTACACACTTTAATTTAGTTTCTGAATCAGATCCCTGTGCAGGATAATTAACAGGAAAGCTTTCTACAAAGCCATGAAAAATAGTATATTCAACAGCATCATAAGTTGCTTTTATTCTTATTCTCTTTAATGGCTGTATCTTAGTTCTATTATTTACTGCATCATAATAATGTGTTGACTGATTAGGACTAAATCTATTATCTGAGTTGTCTAAAACTATATTTACATTAGCAGGATTAAAATTAGAAAGATTAGTTGCCCTACCCCTAGTAATACTAAATCTTCTTAAAAAGTTAGAAACATCAGTAAATGTTTGAGAACTATCTAATGGATTTGAGTCAAAAGCAATCTCTACTGTTAAATCAACATTAGAATCAAAAGGAACACTCATTAGGTTATTGCATAGCCTTTTTTGATTTTTCTTTGCTCTGTAACTTGTAAGAAGTCCTCAGCAGTATCAGCAAGATCAACTGTTACTTTTATTTCTTGTTCTCTAAAAGCTCTTGTTATTGCTGCAGCATCTTCTCCTAAGAAATTAAAGCTACCACCTGTATCAATAGTTGATCTAGCACTACTCATAACACCTTGAAAGCCACCAGTAGTAACTATTGGCTTAATGTTTGCTATTCTTTCTCTTTCCTCAACTTCTTTTCTAGCATCATCTATTTCTGCTTGTAATCCTGCATCTATAACTCCTAGACCAGCAATTCCTGCTTCTTCTAAGAATTCATCAATAATTTCTGGTAAAGGCTTATTGTTAACTTTTTCTAATAAAGTAAGGTATTCACTATATATATCATTAAAAATACTTGAATAACTAACTCCTAAGCTCTCTGCTAAAGCCTCTAAAGTTTCTTGAAAATCATCTGTACTAAATAGATCAGTGACTTCTTGTAGTTCATTAATAGCATCTATTTGCTCTTGAATAGCAGAATTGCTTTCATCTACTGCACTTTCCATCTCAGACTCAACCTCAGCTAAATTCTTTTTAGCATCTCTTAACTCTTCTGATTCTCTAGTTAATTCAAACTCAACATCTTTTAATCTCTCTTGAGCTAAAGCAAGTTCCTCTGTTACATCTTTTCCCTGTTGTTGAAAGAATATTAACTCTGCTATTTCTTGTTGAAGTTGTTTTTTCTGTAAAGCCTCTTCTGCTGTAGATAGAGATTCTTTTCTCTGTGCTTCTGCAACAGCATTGGTAGCCTCTTCAAGTTCATTATCTTGTTCTACAGTTTCTCCACTTTCTTTATTAATAATTCCATAAATTTTAGCTATTCTGTCTAAAGTAGGTAATAAATCTTTCTTAAAAGATTCCCCTAGTTTTTTATTTTGTGGAATTAAGTTTCTAACAATAAATCTATTCTTTTCTATAGACTTATTAATTATTGCTTGTGTAGAAGCATAGTTAGATAATTGCTTAACAAGTTCTGCTGTTTCTTCCTTATCAGCTCTTCTTTCTCTTCCTAAACCTCTTAAACCAAGTATGCCATCTGTATATATTCTGTTTGTTTCTCTTAATTTTTTGTTAAACTCTTCATAGTCATCTGGTCTAAAGAAATCCATGAAACCATCAAAAGAATCTTTGCCTCTTTCAAAAGCTTCAACTGTTCCCTGTATTGTTAATCCTAAATTTCCAAACTTTGTTATTAAATCAGGTGTTGCAGTTTCTCTTAATGAATTAAAAACACCTAATAAATCAGCTGCAGCAGGAAGTAACTCTTCTCCTATTTCCTCTTGTAATTCAGTAGTAGCAGATCTAGCTATCAACATTTGAGCAGCAAACCCAGAAGCTTCTCTAGCTGCATTACCCTGCTGTACAGTAGATCTTTCAAATATAAGAGCAGTTGTAGCTAATGCCTTTTCTTGTCTAGTTAGAGCATCAGCACTATCTTTTCCTGTTTGTTCAAAAGCTTTAGTTTGTACCTCAGCTTCTGTTATAGCAATACCATAAGTTTTTAGAGCTTCTCTCTCCCCTACTAAAGCTGATCTAAAAGCCTGTAATACTGGAGCTGCACCTGCTGTGATGTTGTTAAATGATGCTATATCTCCTGCTAAATCAAAAAGTTCTGATGATAAGTCTGCTGACTCTTCTTGTGTGAAACCTATACCTTGAGCAACTGAGCCAAAAACTGAAATAAGTTGTTGTGCTTCTGATGATGTTAAACCAAATAAATTAGCATTTTTACTTAGCTGATTGTTAAGTTTTTCAGAGGCATTACCAAAAGTAGTTCCAAAAGCTCCTGCAGCTTCTTGTGCTGATGATGCAGCTTGAATTGCAGAAATTGAAAAATCTCCTAATGCTTTAACTGCTAATAATGATGAGCCTACAATAGCTGTTTTACTAAGTCCAGACATACCTGCAGCAAACTTAGCATTTTCTTTAGTACCTTTATCAACTTGCTTCTGAGTATTCTTTATCTTGTTAGATGTACTATCTAAAGCTCTTCCAACTTTATCTGCACCAATCAACTTGATGAACATCTCTAAAGTTGTTCTTGCCATCTTTTTATCTCCTCAATTTAGATTTTGCTCTGGCTTCTGTCATAGCCTTATGCTCTTTTTTATTCTTATCTATGTAGTATAACTTCCAAGACTCAAATTCCTCAACACTCATACTTTTTCTAAGAGTATCAACAGTCATGCCTAAGTCCATAGCTAATCTAAATTCAAAAGCTAGTTCTGTATTATTCTGGAAACTGATCAGCTATATTAGCTTGATCCTCCTTAGTCCAAGCCATGCACCTGTAAATCCCTACTAGGACTGTATCAACTATTGTTGGTGTTGCTTTAGAGTAAAACTCTTCTACTTGATCTAATGTATTAAATTCAGGATCTTTTAATCCTTTTAGCAGTAGATGCTTTTCAAAGAGTACCTCATCTCTGACACCATCAACCTCTGATAATTTATTAATCTCAACTGCATCAGCTTTAGTTAAGCCTGTAACAATAACTGTTGCATCCCATTGTGAAATCTCTATTTCTTTAGTAGGAAGTGCAGGAGCATTAGATATATCATCTAGTTTAAGCCTCTTCATGATAACCTCTTTTCTGTTGTGAATTACTTAATGTTTATTTTAAGCAGTTCCCTCAGTTACATCTCCAGAAACTTGAAAAGCTGCTGTAAAAGTAACAGCTCCACCTATATCAGGTGTTCTATCATAAGAAGTCATTATTGCTTCTCCTGATGCTTTAGGATTTCCTCCTGTAGTTCCAATTGGATAGAACTCAAAAGATCCCTCTGCTCCAAGTATTCCAGATAAGTAACCATCAACAGTAGCATCATAGCTTCCTGAAATAGTAATGCTAGAATCAGTCAAACCACTCACATATGCTTTTGAAGTGGTTTGAAAAGAACTAACCTCACTAACATCAGCTGTTCTTGAAATAGAAACATCAGTAAGAACATCAGAGATATCTCTTAAAGTTCCACCAGAATCATCTATTTTAAAAGCTGCATTCTTTCCATGTGTAAATGTTGGCATTTATCTTTCTCCTCTATATTTATTTCTGTGCAAAACTAACTGCTGCTGTTATGCTACCTGATCCACCAAAAGTTAGAACAGCTCTTGCATATCTTGCAGGATTAGTATCACTTGTTATTAATTCTGATGTTGTACCTGTTGCCTGAGTAAAAGTTATATAATCAGAAAAAGTTACATTATCAGCACTTGTTTGTATTTTAACATCTAAAGTTGGAGATCCACTACTTACAGTACAATGTAGCACTCCTGCACCACCATTAGTTCCTGCAGCTGCATAATCAACTCCTGTTTCATTAGATGAACTTGTTATAGCTGTTGGAGCTAATAAGCTCTTACCATTATAAGCATCTCCACTAAATTGGAATGCTACAGCAACAGCAACTACTGAGCCAATGTCTGCTGATCTATCATAAGAAGTACCAATGACATTACCAAACTCAGTTGGATTTCCTCTTGTATGTCCAATAGGAGCAATAGTAAAAGCACTTCCTGAGCTACCTAATTGGGATAAAAACTCTGCATCTGCATCTGGACTTGAACTCTCAAAATAACCTGAAAGAGTAGCTGTTCCATCTTTTAAACCTGATACATAAGTTTTTCCTGAACTAGCACCACCAGAAAATGTTGAAGTTTCAGCTACATCAGCTGTTAAAGATACACTAGCATCTGTAAGTGTTGTAGATAGATTTGTATCATCTAATAGTACAACAGCATTTTTACCATGATTAAAAGTTGGCATTTATTCCTCTTCCTCTTTAACTATTTTACTATCAAATTTTACTGCTGCTTTATTCTTTATCAAACTTTTAGCAATTTTCTCTGGTACTTCACAGATCTCTCCTGCTTCACACCTGATTTCTTTACCATCCTTATCTGGATAGTTACTTCCAATTAATATTTTTATTTTCATTATGCTATTACCTCTATATTGAATGTTACACCAAGAAAGCTAGTTCCCTGTGTTACTTCATACTCTCCATAATCTGTTGCACTTATAACTCTAACAGACATAGCAGCACCACCCAAAGTAGAATCACTTTCTATTGCTGCTTTAACTGAGGTTGCCCCAGAAGAAGCTAAATAAGCATCTACACCATCTTGTGCAGTCTGTGCATCTACTCTTGATATATACACCACTACAGGTATCTCATAGGTATCTGAGCCTCTAGCCATTGTTGAATCATAGTTTAAACTATTCAATGGAGCTACTAATGCTATAGGTGGCTCTATCCAGTCTGGAACATACTCATAAGCAGTTAAACCTGTAATTGTTTCTAAATTTGTTTTTAAACCATCTCTAATTGCTGTTAAGGTAGCCATTACTTTACACTCCTAGCTATATCTCTTGCTATAGATTCTAGCATATCCTCTGCACCTGCTTTTATTTCTTTTTGCTTTTCATATACAACACCACCAATAAAAGGCTTCATTTTTAAACCTCTCTTAGATATAGCTCTAGCAACTAAGAATGGATTTAATTTAGGTGTTCCTCTCTTTGCCCACTTAGCAAGACTAGATCCCTCTTTATAAGGTGGAAAGAATGGCTTTGTCCTCTTTACAGGACTAAACCCTCTAAATATAGGCTTACCATGTATAAAAGGAGCTGTTTCACTACTAGATGCTAATTTAAAGCCCTCAGACATCCTAAGCCTGTTAGTGTTACCTAATTTAGCAGTAAAGACACTTCTCCTAGTATTACCTGTGTTTTTATTGCCTCTACCTGCTTGTGATCTAGGAGATGGACTATTAGCCAAAGCATTAAGAGAATCTTCTTTCAGTTCTAGAGCTAACTTGTTAAAGAAATCATTACTTCTTTTATTCCATATAGTTTGTGAATTGATTGCTCTAGATAAGTCTAAAGCTCCATTTAGAGTTAGTTTCATACACCATAGAGCCTATTGTTGTTTATTGCTGTTAAGCCAACATAAGGTCTACCTGATGCAAGAGTAATTGTTGAATTTTTAAATCTTTTACATAAAGTTTTTACATCTGGATCAAGCTCAGAAAGAAATATAATTGGAGCTTGTCCTGTTTCTGGATTACCACTAAAGCCCATTGGACTGTTTTTTCTCTGCCAAAATCTAGCAGCTTGTATTAGTGCAGCTTGTGTTATAGCTTCTGGAATATAGCTTCCTGTATTGTGTTGTGTAGGAAAGCCAAATTTAGCAGTAATCTTTAAGCCTTTAGGATGGCTAGTTGGTAGTATTTTACCACCATTCTCTATACCCATAACTATTTTATTAAAAGGCATTGTTGGTGTTAGTTTATCTGAGTTAAGTGGATATAAATAATAATCTGTGTCTAAAACTAGAGTCTGATCATCTGTGCCATCTTTATTAAGTGTTGTTACTACTAACCCTGTTGTTGTAGCAATATCATCAACAAAAGCATAATCCATAAACTCACAGTCATAATATCTAGTTTCTACTGTTTCACTTTGTATAAACTCTCTTCCTACAAAGTCATCAATGGCTCTACAAGCAGCATCAATAGCAATATCAATGTTTGCATCTTGTCCTGTACCTGAGATACCAAGCCAAGTTTTTACATCATCTTTATCTACATACTGTGTATGAGCCATTTAAATTACTTATCCTCTGATGGCTTTACAGCTTTATTTTCTACTTTTTTCTTTGTAGCTTTCTTTTCAAACTTAACATCTGGAATAATATCTCCCATACCTGCTACTAGAACACTAGCAACAAAAGGAGATTTCTTTCCCTGTGCAAATTTCTTAGTTCTGTTGCACTTCCAAACTTGTTCTTCTAATTTTTCTACTCTTTTCATATTCTCTCCTGAATGAACAGCAGAGCCTACAACACTTGTAGTCATTACAAATCTTTGGCTCTGCATATTCATAATTATATTTATTCTATATCTTGTACTTTTGTGAAACCCTGTGGTTTATAAATAGCACTAGCATATCTTAATGAAGCCTTAACAGTAAGGATATCCTTACCAAAGTCTCCATCAGCAGCAGAGTCAGAAATTTGTAATTCCATTCCTCTTCTAAAGACATGGTTAGCAGCCATTCCACCACCAAATTTTCCAATAAGAACATCAGAATCTTGTCCAACTGCAGATCCAATTTGTGTGGATTTTACTACAGGAACACCCCAAATAGTTGGGCTTCCTGATTGTGCAGCAGCACCAAGCATAAAGTTTTCATTACCATCTACTTGTCCTGCAAGTGCTTCATAAGCACCTGGAGACATAATCATAGCATCTGGGAAAAGTTTTCCATTTTCCTCAATATCTTTAATGCCCTCTAAGATTGCTCTTAATTTACCACCAACTGAGCTAGGATAAGTTCCTGCTGAGTAGATGATTTGGTTTACATTTGTTGTTCCTAAAATACCTTGAATATTAGGGGAAGATCCATCTCCTCCAATAAATTCTTTTTCAAGTCTTTGTAGAACATGATTTGCTAATCTGCCATCAAAGTATGCTCTTGCACCTGCTTGATCTTCAAGCAACTCTGCTGTAATAGGCAAAGTTGTAATGAATTT